GAGGATTATCTCTCCATATTGCTCAATCACACAATTTGAATATTAAAGATTATTATGATCAATATATTAAATTAGATGAAGATGGAAAATGTTTAGTTTGTGGTAAAGAAACTAATTTTAAAAATATAACATATGGTTATTTTAAATATTGTTCTTCTAAATGTTCTGCCAATAGTAATGATACTATAGAAAAAAGAAAACAAACTAAATTAAAAATATATGGCAATGAAAATTATGTTAATGCTGAGAAATCATCACAAACGTGGAAAAATAAATCAAAAGAAGAAATAGACGATATAGTAACTAAGAGATTTGATACACATAAAGAAAAATATGGTGTAAAGTTTTTTACAAATAGAGAAAAATTCAAACAAACGAGTTTAGATAAATATGGAATTAAATATTATACAAATAGAAAAAAATATAAAGATACATGTATAAAAAAATATGGAGTAGAAAATACATTTCAAGTACAAGAGTTTAAAGATAAAAGTAAAGAAACTATGCTGGAAAAATATGGAGTAGAACATCCTTCTTTTTCTGATGAAATTAAAAATAAAACAAAAAATACATTAATGAATAAATATGGTGTAGATTCCGTTACAAAAGTTGAATCTGTTAAAACTAAAATAAAAGAAAAAATATTTAATGATACTATGGATAAATTGAATATTTTTTTGAAAGAAAATTATGATAGTTTGGAATTAGTAAAATATGAAGATTATAATAATATATATTTAAAATGTAAAAAATGTAATAGTATTTTTAAAATTCAAAAACAGTGTCTTAAGTTAAGATATTTAAATGGTGTAGACGTTTGTTTTAATTGTAATCCTATTCATAAAAATTTTTCTTTAAAAGAAAAGAAAGTTGTAGAATTTATTAAATCCATTTATTTTGGTGAGATAATAGAGAATAAAAAAGTATCAGATTATGAGATTGACATTTTTATTCCAGAATACAGTTTGGGAATTGAGTTTAATGGATTATATTGGCATAGTGAAGTTAAAGTTGAAAATACATATCATTTGAAAAAAACTAATATGTGTGAGAATGAAGGTATACATTTAATACATATTTTTGAAGACGATTGGGATTATAAAAGTAATATTGTTAAATCCAGATTATTGAATTTGTTGAATAAATCTAATAAAATATATGCTAGAGAATGTGATATTAAACAAGTAAGTTTTGTGGATACTGATGATTTTTTAAATAAAAATCATTTACAAGGAAATTGTGTAAGTAAATATAGGTATGGATTGTATTTCAAAGATGAATTGGTATCTTTAATGACTTTTGGATCATTAAGAAAGAATCTTGGTTCTATTTCAGAAGAAGGAAGTTATGAATTATTGAGATTTTGTAATAAGTTAAATACATCTGTAATAGGTGGAGCAAATAAGTTATTTAAATATTTTATTGATCAAATAGATCCTAAAAAGATTATTAGTTATGCAGATAGATCTTGGACTATGAATAATGATAATTCTTTATATGATAAATTAGGTTTTGTAAAAGATGGAATATCAAAACCTTCTTATTCATATGTTGTAAAAGATATAAGAATAGATAGATTTATCTATAGAAAAGATATTCTTGTTAAAGAGGGATATGATCCCAATTTGTCAGAACATGAGATTATGTTAAATAGAAATATTTACAGAATATATGATAGTGGTAATATCCGCTACGTTTGGAATTCCTCAAGATAAACCAAATTTTTTCTTCCTTTTTTCTCCAATATTCCTTTTGATATGTGAAAAACTATAAATATAAGTAGTTATTGTTTTTCACTTTAAAAGGAATATGGTTATGAAAAATTTCAGATTGAAAGTAATTAATGTAGTAGATTTTCCTTATCCTTTACCTAAAGAATTGTTTTCTGGTAAACAAATTATTATTCCAAATGATAGAAGAGTATATGATATACCTTATTTTGATTTTCGTAATAATCAATTATCTGGAATTAGAATACTTGAAGTTTATGAAACAAATATTCAAGACAAAGTAGAAACTCCACCACAAGAAGAAAATAATATAATAAAAATAAAATTAGAAGATGATGAAGTAAAAAAAGAAGAGAAAATTGAAGAACCTAAAAAAGAAAAACCTCTTGCTGGTAAGAGAATTAAAAAAGAAAAGAAAAACGCATTAAGAAAGAAGTAATGGAAGGTAAAATATGGCAAGAATTCAAACGTTAGCACAATTTAGGGATTATGTAAAAAAGATGTGTGGAATGCCAGTTATAAATATGGAAGTTACTGATGACCAGATAGATCAAATAATAGAGGATTCTGTAGATTACTTTTGTAGATATATGTATGATGAAGGAACATATATGGATTATGCTATTATTACATTCTCTGCTGGTCAAACTGAAGTTCCGATGACATCTGCTTATGATCAAAGAACTGGTCAATATCTATCAAATGTACAAGATATATATGATTTTAATGTATCAATGGGATATGATGGTATTAATACAATGTTTAGTCCTACTCATGTACTTTTACATGATCAATATGTAAATAAGGGAAATTATCCAGGTGGTCCTAGTGGTGGTATAGATACTGGATTATCATTGACTAACTATCAAATTTCTATGATGTATTTAGATGAGATTTCGAATGCTTTTGGTAAGATGTATACATTAAATTGGTTACCAGCAAGAGAATCTATTCAAATAGTTCCAACTCCAAATCAGAATATAACAGGAGTGATTTCTTTTTATAGAAGAGAAACAACAGAATATCTTTATAATCATATTCATTTAAAAAAATTAGTTGTTGGAAGAGTAAAGAAGTTATGGGGAGGTTTAAACCTTGGAAAGTATAATGCTACTTTACCTGATGGTATTACAATTAATTATGATAATATATATAATCAAGGGAAAGAAGAAGAACAGGAGGCAATAGAATCAATTAGAAGTGAAAGTTCTCCGATAGATTTCTTTATTGCCTAAATAGGAATTCAGATTTATGCAAACATATTATTACCCTAAAACTATTAAGAATATAACTATAGCATTGATGGATATGTTTAACAAAATGGTTGTAAAAAAGTATGATATTAATGGTAATGTGGTTAAGGAAATACAAGTTCCTTTACAGTTTGGACCTATTGATAAAATTCAACATGACAGATTAGAAAATCATTATTTTGATGTCAATAATGTTGAACATGGTCAAAGATTTTATCTTACAATTCCTAGAATGTCAATAACTATGGAATCTCCAGTATATAATGCAGATAGAGCATATGGTGTAAATGAATACAGATATTGGTTAGGTCAACAATTAGAAATAGCAGATATTGATACTGTTTTTAAAGATTATCAACCTACTCCTTATGATTTATCATATACATTACATATAAAAACAGATTCTTTAGATTATCTATCACAAATTTTAGAAAACATTTTACCTTATTTTAATCCAACTCTCATGTTGAGAGTAAAAGAATTTTCATTTTTGAATATAGAGAGAGATTTGCCAGTTACAATTATAGGAATAAATACTGAGTTTATAGATGATATGAATAATGAGGATACTAAGTATTCTAATGCTTCTATTTCATTTAAGGTAGATGCTTTTATGTATAGACCTTGGGATTATGGTAAGATTATTAAAGTTATTAATTCTAAATATTATGTAGATACTGACAGTATAACAAATACATCTGCGTTGAATGTTTATTATTCAACATCAGGAGTTCAATTAACATCTGCAGGTGAAGAATATCCAACTAGTTCAGTACCAGATACTTATAATATAAGTGGTGATTATTTAGATGATGTGAAAGAATTTCATTGGTATAAGGAGGTTTTGTCTGCATCAGATTAATTGGAGGTTTATATGACAAGTGCAACAAATGAAATAGGTGATTCTTTTAATGGTATAAATAAAAAACTGAACACATCTTTTGAACTAGAAAAAGAAGATCAAGATATTATTAATATTCTTGTTGATCTAAAAAAAGAAATAGATTCTTTTCAAGATAAAAAGAAATCATTAGTTGATTCGAATAATGCTATGGTTTTAGCAGATCAAGAGTATATGAGAAATCATTTGAAAACAATTATCATCAATACTAATACTGTAATTAATAAATTAGAAAATGAAATAAAAATAGGAACTCATCCAAGAACACACGAAGTTTATGGTAAATTGATTCAAGCACTAACTGGTGCTATCAAAGAACTGAGAGAGTTAAATACTACAATAGTAGAATTGAAAATGAAGGATAATAGATTAGATAATAATATTGCTAATAAAAAGATATCATTGACTGCCAATCAATTGTTGGATATGATAGATAAGGCAAAAAAATCTAGTCAAATTAATGCTATAGAAGTAGATTTTACCGTAGATGAGAAGGAAGATATTAAATGATAAATGATTACTTAAGAATTAAAAAATTGATAAAAAATAGTATTGTTGAAAATATATTCTTAGATATTGAAGATTCTGTATTGATTAAAGAAGAAAATGGTAAATATAGTATTATAGGATTAGAAGATTATGTAATATGTGAAATGATTAGTAGAGATATACATAAAGTAAAATTAAATGATGAAAAAGAAATTGGTGTGATTTATGTTGATGGTAATAAAATATATGGTATTTGTGAAAATAATAAAGTGATATGTGGATTAGAATTTAGTGAAGTAGTTGATGGAGTTGTACAGAATTCTAATATCATATGTTAATTTTTACATTGACAAAATTCTTGCAAAGATTCTATAAGTTTTTCAGAACGGAGATGGTGAAATGTATCAAGGTAATCCAGACTTAAGAAAGACAAGTGAAATTATTGAATATGAACCTTGGATGATAGATGAAATTATTAAGTGTAGTGAAGATATTATCTATTTTGCAGAAAAATATTTTACTATAATTAATATTGATACTGGAAAACAACTTATTAAATTGTATGATTTCCAGAAAAAAATGTTAAAAGCATTTATAAATCCTCCCAATAATAAGCGTCATTGTATAGTAAAAGCATCTCGTCAGTGTGGTAAATGTGTTCAAGAAGACAGTATTGTTAAAATTAGAAATAAAAAAACGGGAGAAATTAAAGAGATTTCATTAGGTGAATTTTATAAGCAAGTAAAAACTTAAAATAGTTGTAATTGTTTGTCAGTTTGGTAAGTGAGTTTATATAAATACTTATAAAATATTAATTTTTAAAGTAGGATTGGAAAATGTGTAAATGTGAAATATGTGAAAAAGATTTTACGTCAAAAAGAGGATTGAAAAATCATATTGATAAATTTCATCCTGATAATGTTAATTATGATTGGAAATGTGAAGTTTGTAATAAAGGATTTAAAACAAAATCAAGTATGTTATCTCATATAACTAAATGTCATAAAGAAATAAAAGTAGATGAATATTATAATAATTTGAAAATTAAATGTAAATTATGTGGAAAAGTTTTAAATTATAATACTAAATTTAAATTTGGGGATTATTGTAATCAACAACATTATGAAACATATATTAGAATAATTAAGAATAAATTACATTTTATATGCGAGATATGTAAAACGGGATTTGAAAAAATAGGATCTTTACAACAACACTTATGTAAATTACATCCAGAAATTAATCAAGAAGAGTATTACAAAAAATATTTGTTAAAAAATGGAGAACCTGATGGAAAATGTTTATGGTGCGGAAAGAAAGTAAATTTTTCTTCGTTTACAGATGGTTATAATAAATTTTGCTATAATTCTGAGTGTAATGTTAAATGGTATAATAAAAATACAGATAGAAAAGAAAAAGCATCAAATTCTACATCAGAAACATATAAAAAACACCCTGACAAATTACACAATAGAATTGAGT